TTTTATAAAGTTGTTTATTATCCATGATTATCTGATATTAATTTTTCTTTTATATGTTTAGATATATCAATTATCTCATCTTTTATATTGCAGTCATCTTTTAATAATGAACCAAATATACATGATATGGCGCTCTTTAGGCCTAGCGCTATCCCTATCTCCAATATTTTTTTATCGGTATTAGAGATTTCTACAGGTTCATATAATATTGATGATATGTTGTTAACGACGTATATTATATCATCTTCATTCATTGATGTAGATTTATCGACAATAGCTATAAAATCTTTTATAATCATAATATAAGCTATTTTTATTTCTTTTATCGTATCATCGCTTAGATGTCTATCTCTTATATGCCTTTCAACATACTTGTTTGCTAGATTCTCTATTTTGTTTGATTTGTCCATTTGTACTATCAATTATTTAGTTAATAATAGATCATAGTCCTCTTCATCTATACTCCCATTATTGTTGACATATATAATGAAATCATTTAAAAGCACGGACTTATCCTTGGATAAGGCTTTTATAATAAGCTCTCCATCATCTTTCAACATCACATGCACAGTATCCCAGATAACATATTTTTGACATTCTTTCTCAATCTTCTTGATTGTTTTAAGTATTATCTTATACGTCTCCTCATATCTTTTTACTATTCCGCACAGTTCAGTCGTATTATATTTACGTATAGCCGTGAATATATATTCCTTTTTACAATCCCAGCATTTTATCAGTTTTTCTGATCCGCACGCCTTATTCTTGTAGAAGAAACAGCCCTTACATGGCTCATTATGGTCGTAACTTAATACTACAAGCAGCTCCATGCCATTCTTGTATATCACGTCTCCTTGTTTCATCTTGTCTATTTTATTAATCTCATTATCAATATAGCAAAGTTGGATATTATCCATACTATAGATATCCAGAATGTTATACTCAACATAAGACCTATGTTCTTAGGTATAGGATCTACTCTCCTGAATGTAAGGATCATGAATACAAATGTCTTGAAGTTCATAATTTACGATATTTTTCTATATAGTTAACTATTAGATCCTTGACACCTTTAGGGACATTAATTAGCTTAAGGTTACCTTGGAATATATCCTTACCGTACTCGTCCATGATCACCCCGAATGAAGGATTCATGATTCTTGTCGATATACATATCGGTTGGTCGGTATCGAATCTGATAACGGCTACCTTCTTCTCGTTTATCGCCTTCTTTAGGGCTATATAAAGCTTATGACCTTTAACAATGTCACAATTACCTTTCATGATCTTAGACATATATATGATATGCTCTTTCTTCACATTGCTGAGATTGTCCATCAGTTTAAGATCTCCACCAACAGATTTCCATTTTTTGAAGCAAGATATGCATAGACAATAACTGGACTTGGCGTTCCTCGGCATCATCCTGCTGCTACCAGCGGGAACCGTATCGCCACAGCAGACGCACGTCCGGTCTTTGTTGGTGCGTACTGGGCCATAGCTGTTTATCGGGTATTCTTTTTCTTTAAGCATCTTTTTCTGTTTTCAAAATTATCATCACCATATTCATAATTAGGACAAGCCTTATTGCTTGGGCGTCTCGTATAAGTCTTTTGCTCCCTATCGTATTTCCTATTAGGGTTTATGTTCTAAAAAGTATTAAATATGATAAAATATATTATATTTCTTTGTAAGTTTCAGAGTGTGCATTTTGACAAAACACATTCGTAATCCTTACAGGGTTGAACAACAACCCCCTATCGATTATCCTTCGAACTGATTCGCAGGAATCACCGACTACTTTTCTCATGATGTTCAACGCTCCATTTACATCCGCATTTATGAGTTTCCCTGTCGAGGACTGGAACAGTCCCCGTTTCTTTCTCTTTCCTAAATAGTTATCATGTTTACTTATCGCTTCAAATGCCAATGAATCGCATTTCGAAGTGTAAGATTCTTCATGTGTAACTATTTCTATTCCAGCCAATTCACATTTGTATTCCAAATAACTGATTAATCTCGCAAAAGGGATTTGAGTAAACTTCTGATTGTTTCTTTTTCCCATGTTTACTCCTTGTTTCCATCCCTTATTATAGCCTACAATTAATTTTGTTATTCCTTGCTTTATAAGCAAATTGACTATTTTTCTGCTTATTTTGTGAAACACATCTTCTATGTACTGTTCTCTTTCATAATACAATTTCTTTATACGTTTAGTTGTTCCTTTTATCTTTTGCAAATCCTTAATACTATTCAATTTGGCTAATGTTTTATTGAATAGCTTATTGTATGATTTGATAAATTTTCCGCTGAAAAGAATAGTAAAATTTTCGCTAATCAATGTAGCAAGATTATCTATTCCCAAATCAATCGAAGCTACTTTCTCTTCCTTGTATTCAAGAACTTCAGCATCTTTTACCTCATAGACAATCTCAATCCTGTATCCTTTATTCAAAGGTTTTATTCTGACCTGTTTGAAATTATTTATAAGCCCAGAATACTTATCGTATTGAGGGATATCTATTGAAAGTTCTTTTGACAAAACAATCCTTCCATCCTTTATTTTACAGCTCTGATTTGTATAATACAAATTGAACCCCGATCCTCTTTTCCTGTATTTCGGAAATCTGGGTTTCTCTTTGTATTTGCCTGGATTTTTCCTGTAATCCCCGACTGATTTGTAATAGCCTTTAATATTTTTGTCCAATACCTTAAGAATCTGCTGTGAACATTGCGCTTTCAATAATTTGTAATTGATATTACCGTCTAAATTCTTGGCATTCTTCATTATAGTATCAAGTTCAAAATAGGACAGCCACTTATCTTCTTTAGAAAGTGTTTCTCTGAAAACATACAATGCCTGATTGTACAGGTTATTTCCAATCCTGCACAAAGATAATATGTTTTCATTCCGCCCTATGTTAAACTTATATACTAATCTCATTTTCAAAATTCTTGCTTATTACTTCAAGTTTATTCCTTCTTCGGACAATCTTGTACCACCTCCAATATACTCATAGCTTAACTTTTATTCTTTCCCCCCGAATATACCTGACAATAACCAGATAACCACTATCAAAAAGAAACACAACCCAAGCGCCTCATCCGGGTAATCATGCATAGCCTCTAAAATTCCCCTCATAACTTAACATCCATTTTGTTGATTATCTTATAAAATATATCCCTAGTCAGCTCAATATCATAAGTAGCGTCATGGAGTTTATTCTCATCAATCTCAATACCCATGGTCTTAGCCACGGTCATCAACTTAAAGTTCTCCATATCGTTTCTTACACCCATCAGGAACGGTGTCACCATAACATATACATCCATACAGTTAGGATAGAACCATGATCCGAAATACTTATCCCCACATTGGGTAAATAAAGCCCGTAGGAAGTTGTTGTCGAATCCGGCGTTGTTATACCCCACCAAATACATTTTATCCCTCTTGTCGAACTTATTCACGTATTTGGATAATATACCAACTAACTGCCTGTACCCTTCTTCCATAGGCTGATACGACTGCACTTGCTCCAAGGTAACACCAGCCACATCCAGCGCCTCTTGCTCTATCGTGGCGGCAGGGTTCGGGGCTAGGCGGATGTCGAACCTCTCAGTCTCCTGCCCGTCGATATCCACGATCCCTCCTATTTGGTGTATCCCGTTTCTCCAGAACTTAACCCCGGTTGTCTCTAAATCAAAAAATAGTAATTTGCTCATGTCTATTTATTTTGTTAATTTATCATTATCTAAGAACTAGTCGTGAAATGCTTTTATAATATATACTCCCATCAACTCTTTTACCTTCAAAGAAGTATATCCAATATTCTAATGAAGAACATCCAAAAGCAAGACATAGATTATTTATCGCATATCTAAAGTATTTCTTGCCTGAACGAAATAAGATTTGAAATTCTTTATTATTTAAATGGAGTCTTTTTTTGGTTTTTCTTTTATTCATGTTTATAGTTTTATTTTAAATGTTCCTTAATCTTATCCAATGCCTTATAAGACAGATAGCTGTCTATAGTATTATCGCTATCTATTTCCAGCAACTCATTAAACAAGTCTTTAGCCAATGCTTTCCACTGCTCTCCCCAATCACGGAGATTCTCGACCTTTGACCGTATATCCTCGAAATAAGAATCTACGTCTGATTTGATTGATTTTGAATAATATTTAACATCCTCCTCGTCCTCATCCATAATATAATCACATTGTGTCCTGATATCTTTTATATGACTGTCTATATCACTGCACATATAATCAACAGGTTTACGTATATTGAATATAGCTTCTGACGTAAGACCGGTTATATCTTGTATGTCTTTTAAATTACCCATGATTTAATCAATTAAATACCAACCATCCACCTGCAAATCCCATTGCGAAAATAGATAAGATTATAGATGTGAATAATATCCAATCTTTTGCGCTTAGCTCATTATTATCTCTCTTTATTTTCTCAAGATAATCATATATAGCTGTATAAACAGCATGGTGAATATTCTCGTCTCTAGCCCTTACGATATTATCATATTCATTATATCCTAGATTATGGGTGGCGCTTTCGATCCTCGTACTCCCCGTAACTTTTTTGTTTACATCAAAATCGAAACTAAATACCATATCAGTGGTTAGAGCGCTGGCGATTTTGCTTTTTATCTCATCATTACTGAGATTAGCATCGTGCACTAATCGCTCATAGTCTTTATCGTCAAGAATTATCTGTTTTTTAATGTTCATATCCCTAATATTTCTGCCACATAAACAAATCTATAACATATATAATTATCAGCGTCATGCTCACCCCAATTCACATGCCATACGACGGCGCACGGGAAATATAATGGCATATCCTCAGCCATAGGATCCTCTTTGAAGTCATCAATGTTTATCTTCTCCCTCCACCTCCACAGGTCTTGGATATCGTTCAAAATTAATTTCTCCATAACTATGACGGATATTAGATGTTAGTAATTCTATAGCCAAGCTGATCATGGCTCCCGCTTCAGTAAGTTGATTCATTTGGGCGTACATTTTATGCTCTGCACTACGATAAGCCTCTCTACTACTTATGGTGTCTAGTAAATCATCTATAGCGTTTCTAAGAAGATCGGTCATCCCATGCCCTCCTATGCCCTTGAAATAATAAATATCACGACCAGCGTAAAACATGTCCTGATATCTTTTAGCTACATACTCTATCCCGGATAGATGGTATTTCTCGTCGTCTATCTCCACCTCTCCTTCTTCTATAGCTCTCAACAACTTCCAATCTATCTTTACATCAGCTTGACGATTTTTTACCTTTACATAGGCATATCCGCCATAATGAGAACCCAGCGTCCTCATCGTTAGCTCATTGACTTTTTGTTTGTTTTCATCCATAATAATCAGGTTTTTAATGTTGATACAAAAATACGATTTAAACAAAAATAAAAGCATGAATAATATTAAAATAATATTAATCATGCTTAAACATAAATATATTCCTTCTAGTTCTCACGGATATACGTATTCGTACTCATCTGGAGGAGATGTCTTATATTCAACATCGCACTCCATATTGGTGTAATAGTTATCCCCTTTTCTGTATACTAACGCTACCCAACAGTCATATTTTTTGCTGTATCCTATAAGAGGGACATTGGCCATAGGCGGATTATCCTCTGTTTTGTATCTTATTCTTGTTACTTGTTTCATATTTTCATGGATATAAATATTCATATTCTTCCGGTGGATATGTTTCAAATTCGGTGTCGTACTTCACACAAGTGTAGTACTTGTCTTTGCTTCTGTACACTACTGTCCACGGACAGTCATATCTTTTGTTGTATCCTAAAAGAGGAACACCTTCCATAGGAGGCTTATCTTTCGTTTTGTACCTTAATTTTGTTATTTGCTTTATGCTCATATAATCTTATGTTTAAGTAATTCCATCATCATCGAAAACAATGTGTCTACAAGAAGTTTCTCGCTACTCCAATACATAGGAATCTCATCTATATCTCTATACGTTACAGACCATGCATGTTTTAGCTTATAACATTCTAATGTACAACCCTCTATCTCGTATGGGAGTAAATTCAGTAACGTCCCTACATCCCAAACAGGGTTGGATATATCCGGGGTAACGGTCTCGATCAGTCCTATACGACCAGCGTCATCCTTCATAGAATGTAATTGATCCAGATACTTGTCTCTGAAACCGATGGCGGTGGAGATAGGAAGGCCGGCCTCGACCAATACCCTCCCCTGTTCTTTTGTGGTAAAAATCCGTTCCTTCATGGTTTTTGCTTTTTCGGTGACATATCATCCAGTTTCTTTATTCCCATCAATATCGGGATACTATCATGCATACCATCCATCATCTTCCTCTCTACCGTAACGATCGTATCATTATGCCATCCCCCATGAGCCACAAGAAGAATCTCCTGCTGCTCGAAGCCAAGCCCGGCCCCTATACCGCCGGAGTTCCACGCGCAGGTAATGACCACCCCGCCTTTCTTGGTGATCCTAGCTATCTCCTTCTTCTGTCTAGCCCAATAACTAGATTGCGTTGTTTGCATATTAACAGCACCTCCAAGTCTTTTATACGATTCAGATACCTGTCTCGCAGAATATGGTGGATCATATAATACCATATCAGCTATATTATCATCAAGATGACACAAGAAGTCCGTGGCATCTTTATGATATATAGCCTTAGTCTCAGGGTCAAGATCGTTGGTGATCGTCCCTATATCGCTGTTTCTGGCGAACGGATCCACTATAACCATCCCCTCTTCTCGATATTTGTCTATAAGTTCCCTTATCGGTCTTATGCTGAATGTCTCTTTATTCGGCATTGACCATTTTTTAGTAATTATCATGATCTATGAAGTTTATCCCATTCTTCTTTATCTACTCTTTTACCTTGTATATAAAACAACTGTATTGACCCATCATGAGTGTAAATTGCTTTAGACTTATCATTTTTTAATCTATCGAAAACATTACCAAACCTCTGTGATAATTTCATAGATTGATATTTTTCAAGAAAGTTATATTCTTGATCTGATAAATTTAATTCCTGTTTAATCATTTCCCTGCTTTTGCTCATACCAAATTTGATTGTTTATTTCCTTTTTGAAATTTAATTTCATAATACTTCTAGATATAGGATCACATATATCCTCCCACCAATTCTTGTGTCCTTTTGGTGGATGTATATCCTTTTTCCATGAAGATCCCTTAACTGTCTTGATTCTTCCGTATGGTCTCATTTTGCTCGTGTTTACCTTCACATATCATAATTGTTTATTTATTCTCAGACCTAAAAATATCTTTTGCGAACATATCAAGGGCAAGTTTATGTATCTTAGGTAAGACCTTAACCAATTTAATACCAAAATTTTCTCCCCTCTTAACAAAAGTCCATTTACCATATATGATTCCATGCATCATATTCTGTATTACTTCCTTACTGTCTGTCAAGAATACTTGGTAATAGACACTTTTGGCATAATTAAAATCCTCCCCATGATCATTTGCCGGTCTTAATATCATTACAGCCAAAGAGCGTCCACGAACGAATCCGTGTATCTCAAGGCATTCATCAAACTCATAATTATCACGTTCCTCATCATGAACATCCTTAACCCATTTACATGGTCTCCCGTCCTTAAACGGGATCTTTAACTATTTCTTTGCCATCTTTTAAATTATATTATAATGTTAGGTACTTATATACTTTTCTACACCAAAAGCATATTTTCATGCTTCATAGGGACATTGTTGAATCCGCTTACACGAAACTGATTCTAAAGAGGTCTCTTCACGTGCTTTAATTCCCGGCGTACCTCCGGTATCGTTTGTTAATCGTAACTATATAAACCCGGTGTAAAGTTATATATAATCACCATTGTCAGTTATATTGATATCACTCCACAAGTTCAATCTTCCCTTATCATCCAATTGCATATGGATAAAACCTTTTGTCACCTTCTTCCCGGCTTTAAGAGCCTCTACGTCTTTATCGGTAATCTTTTTCATACTTTCGATATTTTATCGTTACAATTAAATTCATCTTTCATCCTGATCTTTATGCCTCCATATGATAATTCCTTATGAGCTGTGACAAAATAATCAACCGCATCTTCATCTAATAAACTATGCGGGCACCTTTCCCATACAGGACTTTGATCTAGATGATCCCATGTGGCTACAAGTAACCTATTCTTGTCATTATCAATAGCTATTTTGTATGTCCCTGTAGTAGCCTTACGTTTAATGATCGCTCCATTTAACATCTGTTTTTTTAGCCCAGCTCCATGAGCCTCTCAATCCAAATGTTCTTATAACCCAGTTATTTATCTTCTTCATTTCAAATTATTTGTTAAAAGTGTAATATAAATATAAATACATAAATTGAATAGGGCTATTCACCATGCCCTTATCAGTAGGATCATCGTATTTGTCAAGCCAAAGACGAAGCGCCTCCCAATCGATATCCTTACGGTCACATACCATGCAGGCTAGGTTAGCCCCGAACAGTTCCCCGTCGCCGCCCAGCGACTTGTTAAATCTCTTGGCTAGTCTTCTTTTGAATCCCTTATCATACCATATCCCGGAGGTAGCGGCATAACAATAATAAGCGTTGTACTTCATTTTCACGCCCATCCTCTCAAATAAAGGCGTATGCCATATCCGGTCAAGGAAGAATACTATTCCACGATAGATAAAGGTTCGGAGATTCTTCCTGTATTTCTTCCCTAAGAAGTTATCTACGCAAGATATAGTCCCGCCTGAATAGTACCAGTTATTGGCACCTCTCTTGACCTTATCCGTCATCTTGAACTTATTTTTCCTATCCTCTACTCTATCCCAAGGCTTTAATTTATCCTCGTTAAATGTCGGGCAATAATGATAGTAATGATTGATCCACGAGAGGTAGGGGTTGTATATCGTATATCCATTGTCGCTGACATATGAGTTCATATCATACCCAAGTTCTTTGGCTAGAATAGATCCTTCATCAGCTAATACCTTCAATATCGGGTTCAAGTTCCATATCTGATCTTGGCTGACGAACATCGAGTAGCATGGATCCTCATCCTCCCCATACCATCCTCCCATCCCGCTCACTATTTTATCCAAATCAAGTGAATAATCTTTCCCGGATGAAAAGTCATCTCTAAGGAAAAAACCTCTATATGGGATCATGTCATATACACCCGGTTGATCCTCAAACATATGTTTAGCGTTCTCGGTCAATCTGATCAATGTTTGCAAGGCGGAAGATATATCTATGGGCGCATATTCACACCTATAGACCTTATTATTTATCCAAAGATATTGAAGAAGCTCGGCTATATTAATAGTCCCGTCCTCCACATATCCTGTCTTGTTATCGAAGTTTATTTTGGCTAGAGGTATATTACTCCCTTGTGGTTGACCGCTTTTTTCATTACAACAATGCACGAACCTGTCAAAGAATATATCTTTCCAGCCAAAATATTTATCACTTAGCGTCATGAGCCTATTTCTTATCGTATAATGACATGACGTTAATAAGATCAGCCTTTCTGCACATCCCCTCAAGTTTATTAAAGCCATCCATATTATCTCCACTGACGATAATAGTAGGATATACCTCTATACCGTACTTGGATATCTCCTCATCCGTGGCTTTGTTCTCCGGGATCTGGTTTAACGTGACCTCACCCTCATATTCCTGTAACGTGTTGGCGATAATATATCGCATGTAATCGCTGTACTCAGCGTCTTTCTTCGTGAAAAAATCAATTCTTACCATTTTTAAATAGTTTTTAATTTGTTAATAATTAAATCCGCTGTAAATATAGCGTTATCTACCTCATCTACACTCAACCTCCTCCCATCGAAATCGTTGGACAATAAATCTTTTACGATCTGATATCTTCTCAACTCCCAATCTATGTCTATATCAAAATTAAGATGCCTTACACAATCATAATTCAGCTCCTTACGATTCTTATCAAGGTACTTAACTATCGGGAATGAAGTACCATTGTCAATAGTACGTGCGATCACATTAATGTACCTACCAGTCCTTTTGTCAATAGCTTTTAATTTCTCGTCTACTATTATTTCTCCTGATCCTTCCATTCTATTAACCCTTTGTTATGTTTATCGTAATATAATAACGCTATGGCGTTCCAACAAATTTGTGCCAAATGCATCAGCCCTGTCTCCTTATCATATCTCTCGCCTTTCATGTACGCCGTCATATGGCGAAGTAAAGCCGCTCTATATCTCTCAAATCCATCAGGTATATTCTGCCATGAATTGTCGGCGTATTTCTTAGCCCCCTCCGTATATACCCTCACGATATCCTCTATCTCAGCCAAAGGAAGGAGATCCCACCGAAGCTTGCCGTCGGCCCGGTCGTCCTTGCCGCTGCCGTCTTTCCCTACAAGCGGTCCGCTTTCCACCACCGCGTCTCCTATTTTTGGCTTCCCGAAATTCATCGCCTCATCTGCCGTCTCATCATCAATAAGCCTTAACTTGATAGCCCTGCTTAACGAGACAACCATCTCCTCATCAACCCAAATAAATTTATATGTCTCATCAAATAACGGTTCTATTTTCATTATCCCCGTATTGTCGGCGGTTTCAAGTACCTCAAATACCTCACCATCATAAACAACCTTGTCGTATTTGCTAAATTCCTCTTTCATTTCAAACTCCTTTTTGTTTTATTAATAAAATTCACTAAGATCCCTGCATTCCGGTGTCTCTCCTGTCATAGAATAAAGCTCACCAGATGATAGATATACGCAATGCGAGGTCTTCCCGTCTCTCCACTCGCTTCGCTTCGTAATTCCGCAAATAGCGCAGCGTTGGATCCCCGGCCCCGCCTTTACCCACGAGTGCCGTACGTTTTTCTTTCTTGTCCTGTTGGTGTCGTCAAGTTTTCTCATGATCAATCCTCCAAAGCCGTTACAATTTTATCTTTCCCGATAATAACCTCGTTCCCGCTTCTTACATCAAAGCATCTCTCACCCTCTGCCTCCTTGAAATAAAGAACGCCATTGTACTCGAATAAACCGAAGCCGTAATCATCTAGCTTCATTTCGTTAAGTTTCTTGAATTTGCATACGTTTTTCATATTCTCCATATTATATTGCATTACTGGAAATATCATTATGATACTTATACCTATCACAAGCAGCCCTGTGTAAAACTTTTGTGAATCATATTTTTCCCATCCCTCCATCATCATGACAAAGGAGATTACTATTATTATAATAATAGATATCAATCCTACCATATCACATCCTCCTCTCTTTCAAGAATCCCATCATATCCTCCACGCTAAGTTGGAAGCCGGCAGCCGCCTTATGACCGCCTCCACCGGGATTGGCCTTGCGTGCCAGCACCGAGACATCCACCTCCTCTTTGGTGGTATAGAACGAGCATCTAAAGAATCTTCCGTTCCAGCAAAATGGCATCATCAGATCATGTCTTTTAGGGTTATACATAGATTCAAATGTAGTAGAGTTAAACTCCGTGGTATTCATACATATAGCCTTGTACCCAAATACATCAGCCTCGAATGAGAATATATTTATCTCGCCCCTGTTTTTCTCAACGATATACTCCAGTATCGCCTCCCCGTTCCTTATCATGTCATATATGAAGTCATGATCGCCATCCATGGCCCTTGCCGCCATATCCACGTCAAGACCACAATATCCTCTCATCCCGTATTGGAACGCCATGACATCACTCCATTCGAAGCGATCATGATCCCATACATCATAAGCGCTCAATAATTTTACCACGTCAGGGGTTTCGATATCATCGAAAAGATATTCCCACGTAAGCTCACAAGCCGCCGTTCCGATACGTCTCTTGCCCTTTACCTCGTAATCCCTCATATCGTCTATGGCGGTCTTATGATGGTCTATCCATACGACATCTATACCTTTCTCTTTCCACTCATCGAAAAGGAATCTTGTTCTGTTTCCAAATGACACGTCAACTGCAAACACCTTATCATATTTATTCACGTCAGGTATTTCCTTGCCGTAATTGTAAGGAAGAAGATCAATGTCCCCTTTGAAATACTTTTTTACTATAGCCGCTGACATTACTCCGTCAAGATCAGCCTCATGATATATACATCCTGTCATAATCTATTGTTTTTGATTAAAAAATCTATGTATTCTTTTATATCCTTGTTCCTATCATTATCCCAGTCAAATGTCTCGTTTATGAATTTGAAGTACGATACTGGGATCGAATGCAACATCCACCCACAATATTTCCCGAATGTCATTACCGTAGAGCCAAGGGGATGATCCGGTCTCCCGGGAACAGGGGCGGCGGTTACGCCCTGCGCCAGCCCCCTCCTACGATCTTTCTTGGCTGCTTTGATATCCAGATCTGTTTTCGTTACCTTATCCCCCATCGGGATATTAGTTATTAGCTTATCGCCGATAAACATCCCCCATCCATATCCTTTGTAGTTCTCTATACTAAGTTTCCTTATATCACCGAACCTTGACGAGTTGTTACAACAATCAACGACCAAAGCACTATCCTTTCCGTCTTTTATACGGACTGCCCTTCCAAGCCACTGATAAAACGATGAGAATGAGAATGTCGGTCTCCCTACTATCACGCAATCCAGACCCGGATGATCGAATCCCGTACCGAGGGCGGAATAGTTGAACACTACCCTCGTCCCACCTGACTTGAATCTCTCGACTATAGCCTCCCGCTGCTTCTTTGGCGTGCCTCCGTGAACTACCTCCGCCATGCCAGCGCATATCTTGGCGTTCATCCATTCGGCGGCAGTATTACAGCTCTCAACAGAATCCATAAATACCAGTATAGATCTGCATACGTCTTTTAATACCATCAACCGACGTAAAATAAGGTTGTTTAAGCCGTTTTTTCTCACCGCCTCACTAATAGACTCAGCCGTATATTCGGAGCCGTTAGAATTAAGTTTAAGGGCATCCCCATTGAAATCCCATGTCTCATATTTAAGAGGTGTCCAAAATCCTTGCCTTATCATCTCCTCTACCTGTATCACGTGAATCAGGTTCTTGAAATATACCGGTCTCATACGAGTGATGAAATTAAGTTGGGAATATGATGTCTGTCCTATCGACATGTTTTTAAGTCTACATGGCGTGGCTGTAAACCCTATCACCTTTTTCGGTTTCAGTTCATTCATGAATGTCATAAACTCGCTACCATCCTCCGGGCTATAACCAGCATGAGCCTCATCTATCAATACATTTCTGATCCCCATCTCCTTAAGCTTATCAACAACCTTCTTGATAGACCCTAACGTGGCGTATATCATGTTAGACAGCTCTTTCTTACCACAGGAAGCGGAGTAGATGGTAGCCGGTATGCCATACGACGTTATCTTGTCGTGGTTCTGTTGCAGCAATTCTTTTGATGGTTGTAAAATCAGCGTCTTATCTCCCATCAATCTAGCCGCCTCTGCTATCAGCAGTGACTTACCGCAACCTACCGGCCCTACGATTAATACCGGATCGCTCCTATCAGAGTTTATGTAATCGGAGATACTTTTAACACACTCCTCTTGATATGGTCTTAACTTGTATATCATTTGGATCTGTAGTTATCAAAAACGTCTTTTACGTACTCTAATCTTATCGCACACTCCCGGTCATCGTCCATTTTCACCATCAAAGTCTCTTTGGTCTTGCTTATGGCTATCACCTCTCCTACTCCTATCTGGGTATGGACTATATCGCCTAGCTTTATATTACATTTGATCATGGTCAAGCTTTTTATTAAATTCCTCTATCTTGCTCCTGTCTGTCTCCTTGGTCATCTTAGCCTCTTCCTTAAACATATCATACCCTTCCCGGATATTGTCGCCAACCATATTCTCTATCATCTCCCTTAGCTCATCGCTTCTTACGGCAAAAGATATCTGGAATGATTTACTTGTGCCTTTCATCAGGCAATCAATCTCCTTCTTACATTCTGCCATTAACCGATCCAGATTATCGAACTTAACGAACTTGGAGTTACCATTGGCTTTTCTTACCCCATCCTTGAAATCCTCCAATATCCCGTTAAATACATCCGCCATACACATCATGGAATGTAGCCATACCAGCATATTGAATTTATATTCATTATCAGCATTATTCATCAAGCCTATCAAAGACTCACTTTTTGTCAACATGATTTTAGATTCTCGATCTACGATATCCTTTATCTCTTGCCGGTATCTCATGGCTCCAACGAAATCCATTTTAGAATAACATTCATTTGATTTCTCTACCAATTTCCTGATATCCTTTCTAGACATCAGAAGATCCAATACCTGTTTTTCTCTTTCGTTTTTATCCATAATCATTTATTTATTGACACAAATATAATTAAAGCCTAGATATTTACCTAGGCTTTTTAATAAAGTTAATCTTTTTTATTCTTTCTTTTTGACTCATCCCAATCCGATGAGTACCTGCATGTCCCTTGTTTGTGGATCGAGAAATCGCACCAAAAACACAAGGGCTTGGGGCGGGGTTCAAGGCAGGCCGGCTGACGTCCCATGAGGTAGCGCTTCTCGTACTTATACCCCTGTTTGGCGTCGTCCCAAACGTGAGCTTGATAGCTATCTATTTTATTTGTCTCGAAATCATACATGTCAAGGAGAATATCGTTAAGTTCCTTGACCGATCTCTCTACTTTCTCCTTATCTACCTTCACGTTCTGATTGTCCAGCATGCGGGTAAAGAAATAGCTGCACATATCCGGCAATACCTTATATTTTCTGAGTATGTAAAAGGCGTATATCGGATGTTGGAGATTATGAAGCAGCTTATCTTCATCGAATAACTTTCTCCCGGACTTCCAGTCTATCGTATACATGGCTATCCTGTCCTTTGTCTTATACTCTCCACGCCAGTCCACCGATCCTATGATATGTACCTTATCGTACGTCACGCCATCCAAGGTAAGGGGCTTGGGTAGCTTATAGGGCAGGACGAAGCTCTCCTCCACGCCGGCCGGTCTCGACCCCCGGACCACCTTCTCCATTGGCGTAAGATCAGACCATGCCTTCTTATAATTGCCAGCAGCATCCTTCTCAAACAACCCCACAATCCATCTTATTAGCCTAGCCGCATGTTGCATAGACTCGATCTGGGATTTTACGCTATCAAAAGGGATCTGTTCTATATCGGCGTAGTAATTGAAAGCCTTACTCATATCCTCATAAGAAGGTCTGCATCCGTTCTTGAAGAAATACTCCATTGTCTGGTGGATAACCGTACCATATGACGTAGCTTCGTGCTTTTCCGTGGATCTGTGACCCTCCACGTAAGTCTTATACCATTTATATGGGCACTGGATGAACGTGTCTATCTGCGAGTAAGAGGCGGCGAGAACCTTCTCTCCGTTTATAACCTTACATAATAAGTTATTCTCCGGTATTACCATAAAGCTTATCTATTTTTATGTCATGTCCGTATAGGTCCATTAACAGGTTTTGTAGATGGTGAAGATTCTTAATCTGAATAGGATCGCTTAGATCGTCTTCCAGATCCCTAAGCCCAAGATAATACCTATCATCAAAAATCTCTATAGATATTCCATAGCCTCGATATACATCCCGCCCCTTATCACGCTTGAAATAGATAGTATCAAGTATATTATCATCTATCTCAATAGGTATGACATCATCTTCCCCGGAATACCATTTCATTATCCCATCATCAACCTCACATTCAAGGATCAATGACTTACTTTCATTACGCATACCAGTAACGCACCCTACTCTCCATATATTGCCAGCCTTGTCTTTTACAAGATCCCCTATCCTTAGTTCTTTAGCCGAAATCATACTCGTCCTCCTCATTGTGATCGTCATCGCAATCATCGACAAGAGGGGTCTCTAGCCCCTCTTCCCAATCATCATATCCGAAATCCATTATTTGTCCTTAAAATAAACATACAACATATCAGTTAAACTTCCTACCGTTATTTCATCGCAAGGGGTATTGCGAAACACCTCATCTGGTATGTATTCACCTGTCATCTTTTCTATATCCATTATCAATTCAACAAGATCCAATGAATCCATAGCCATATCGGACGATAGGTTACTATCTTCCTTTATGTCTTCAATATCATCAAACTCAGATGTTTTCGCAAATATTGCGTCTATCACTACTCCTAATACTTGATTTCTTTTCATAACTCTTAAATCGATATTTTTAATCTTCTACCTAATTCTTTTTTTATATCTGATATTCTTTCGATGTCCATCTTAACATCTCCAGTAATAGTATATTCCTTATCCATCTTCTTAGGAGGATCCGGGAGTCGGCTTACGGCGAACAACCATGCCAGCTCCTTGTTCTTATTCTCCCTAAGATACAGATCGGATGTCATGCCATACATCTTTATGATCGTATCGAATAACGTTGATTCCGATAAGCTCATATGTACGCTATAGACATTTGACGGCTTCCATATCAAGTTATCCAACCTCATCGTATATTCACGTTTAAGGTCTATATGGGATATTACGGCCCTTACTATAGGTTCTTCTTTGAAGTTGGTGTTAGCCACGAACCATACGAGCCTTTTCTCTACCTCCTTGACAGCTCCTGTATCCTTACCCATATCGTTATATACCCCAACGATACGGTCCCGGATCCCCTCGACCTCCGGTGTCAGGCCGGGCGTCTCTATCAGCATCAGCAGCGACCCTCCCCTTGGCGTTATCTTCCACTTCCCATTCTTCTGAAGCTCGATATAACCAGATGCTTTATAACTATCTATTTTCTCCTTTGGAATGACGCTAGCCATCTCCTCTTTCTGCCGGATCATCAAAAGATACCCGACATCAGACATCGTTAATCCTGATGTCATCATCTGTTCAAAATTTATATACATAAGCTAATGAGTTAAAATATTGACCTGATCTTTCTGGCTACCCTCTCGACTATATCGGGATGATCATTTCCGTTATATATATCTATTAGCGTATCTATTATATGTAACCTTATGTTTTTCTTTGATAAATGAAACCAAAAATCTCCATTTTTTCTGTTTACAGGTTTGAACATCTTCAGTTCTGGTATAAGATAACGCGCCACACATGATCTTTCAGCAAGTGATAATTCAACCGCTGCCTTTTCTATTGCTCTGCACATAAATGTATAATTATCATTCTTTATTAGATCGTAAGCTCTTCTCAACACCCTAAGGGCGTCTGCTTTCGATAATCTCTTTCCCTTTTTCATACTGTTTTACCGTATAAGATTCATTAGCCATACCAACTCTACCAACTGATATAGATTGATTTATAGATTGGTTAAGATGCCCTACAACCGACATCTTAGCCCTAACCGTATTAGCGCATCTTAGAAGGATTCGATAATCCTCTAACGCCCTCTCGTATCTTACGTCCACCCTAGCCCTTTTATCAGCATCAGTCATGCTCTTACATGTTCCGTCCTCCCTCAGGCTTATAGCGATCTTGTCCCGTATGATTCTGATATCATCCTCGGCTATCACCAGTTCGGCGTCAAGAACCCCCTTGTATGAGCTAAGAAGATCCTCCACCGCCACAACTTCCCTTTTTAGGTTCTCCAATTCCAATATCATTGAGTTGTCATTTATCCTTTTATACTCCTGTACTTTATTGGATACCTCATCACAGATACTCATGATCTCCTTTTCCCGTTCCCGGTTTATGATATATCTGATGCTGTATTTAGCCATTTCCTTTAACGAGGATATAATTTCCTTTATCCCCATCTTATCCTCAACCGACAATACGGTCTTCAAGAACATTTCCAGCACCTTTATCACTACAAGCAAGTAATTATGTCTCAATCTCATGTCAATAAGGTGTTTCGTCATGTACTATATTGAAATCATCACTAGGCGGTATATATTGTTGCTCCAACGGGATACTGGGAGGCGGGGGCGGCAGCGTCACCACGGTCGTGTCCGGCTTGCCGCTACCCACGGGGGCATCCGAGCCTCCCGGTCTTTCTTGGCGCACCACCCCTCCATCAGGATAATATCGCTCATATCCTTTCATGATATCTACATGTATCGCATCAATCTCCTCTAATGACCGTTGACGGACCTTTACGATATGATGGAATAATAATCCATCCACACGGAAGGATCGTCTTGATTCACTTTTAAAACGTTCCAGATTAGGATACCATCCTTGCGGAAATTGCATGTATGAGGAGTACCCGTATCTCTTCGGGATATTTAACGCTACCATAGCCGTACATAACTGTCCCAATGTATCTGATTGATAAAAATCAGATTGCTTTGGCATATGATCTTTTGGATCCCGTCGTCCTTCGATATCACGATTGAGTTGGGATATTATAAGAAAGAAAATATTAGGAAAAGTCCTTTTAGCTATATTGCACATGGTTATCAACGAGTCGATATTCCTTTTGGCATCTCCTGAACCTTGTATCAGGGCCGTATGATCTATAGACACGAATACCATTTTTTTATCTTTGTTTATTGGCATATACTCATTCCACAGAAAGTTTTGAAGCTCATCTACGGTTGATGGTTTAGGGATGTATGTTATTCTGCTGGAGTTTTCCTCCTTAAGACATTTCTGCATTTCCTTTATCTCTTCATCAGACATCTCGTTAAGGAGAATATCTTGTATATCCTTTCCCATTTTTTTTGATAGTGAACGCAACATCAAATCTTCTGGGTTCATCTCAAACTCACATCTTAACCATACATAATCATCTGCCTGTGGATTGATATTGACATTCATCACATTGCTCATGATCTTCTGCGCCAAATAAGACTTGCCGACTCCGGGCCTGGCGCCGATAGCCACCGCATGTTGTGGGTAAAACCCTCCCAGCAACGCCTTGTCAAGATAAGCGTATCCAGTACGAGCCGGGAGAAGCTCTCCCAACTGATACTTTCTTATTCTCTCATAGGCATCCATGATAATCTCCTTGGATGACCTCCATATCCTATCCTCACTCATCCTCTTGCGTTTCTATCGCCAGCCGTATCGGATTTAGATCCTCTGTTAGCTGATCTTGATTTATATCTTAACCCCTTAGCTGTATGGCATAGGTCCTTCCCCTTCCGATAAGCCTTTCCCTTCAACTTATCGGTCTTGTAGTTCTTACGACCCAACTCCCGTCTCTTGGCTTTCTGCTCAGGTCTGGCGTTGATCTTCTTATCCGTCTCAGCCTTCTTCTTTCTGGCTTCCGGATGTGTTCTGTAATATTCAGTCGATCTCCCCATCCTCTTCGTCCTCCTCATCATCATAATTCTCCATGATAAGATCCTCTCCATCCAGATATGAAGCTTTATCCTTTAGCCTAGATCTCATACTCTCATAAGGGTCATCTCCGTTCTCCACCTCCCATATGCATGCGTATGGGCCTATTATATCACTTAACTTCTCGGCTCGATCCTTACTTATTCCTTTCTCTATCATCTTATCCTTGCAATAAGACTTGTCGAACATCGACCCTCCTACATAATATCCAGTAGGCTTATGAATAAAAATTACCTTCATCTTTTATATAATTAATATTATCTACCAAATTTATTATTTCTCTTCTTTATACAGTCGCCATAGCTCATATCCATATCACACACCACCGTATCGGTCGTGTTGTTTACCACATGGAACAGGAACTCCGGGCACCCGTGGCAGGCGTTGCTCCCGATCGCCACCGCTCCGTGCCTATGGCAAGCCTTCTTTACCATGGTTCTATCATATATCCGTATATGATTATCGCCATACTTTTCAATATATCTCATGGTATTAAGTAGTGATGGCAAAGACATCTTATATGGGGATACATGTTCTATTGGTATATCCAATTCACCAGATAGGCTTTTGTAAATATCCTGTACATCCCGTTTTGTCCTATACGCAAATATATTAATCTCAGTCATTACCATATCCATACTCCTAAGAAGATCCGGCTTAGCCAGCCTCCCCATCGGTTTCCCAAAAGGATCGGATCTCATCCAAGCCCTACACTTCTCGCACCCAACTTGCTTCCCCTCCACCGTATTTATCATAGTGGATGGGATCTTGCAATATGGACATACGGATCCGTTTAACATAGCTTTCTGGGCTAAAGACAGTTCTTTCATACCTTTTCTTCTATCTCAACATTAAATAGATTGCAGAATCTATCAAAATTTCTGTTCTCTATTCTCATATCCTTCTCATACCTGTCAACCGATTTGACGAAATCATTATAACAGTCCTCGCATATCCATTGATTGATTACCGCTACATAATAGCCCACGGACGTAGGTCTGTTACACATATCGCAAATACCTAAGCACCCATATCTGGTGAGCTTATCCATCATCTCCTGTCTTGTTATTTCAAGAACCTTGAATTTCTTGTAATTGTCAACTACCTTTGCCATTGTAAATTTGTTTAATAATAAAATAATCCGCTATATCCATTCCCTCATTTATATTGGGTTTTGATTCTAGAAAATTACTTATCTCTATATTCATCCCCCTCATATCCTTGTCTACCTTCTTTCTCCATTCGTTGAAAGCGTCGCCCTTATCCGGGTACAGGACTATCCGCCTCCTACCCAATGTCTCTATCATCTCCCTTTTCAGCATATGGATACCGCCACAGGCCATAAACAACCTACTAGGGTACACGATGTTACAGATAACAGCCGTCTTCTCTGACTCTACTATATACACCGGAGCGTCATTGGGATAGAAGTTGATAAGAAACTCCCCGAACAGGCATTGCCTAAGCAGGTAATCCTGACCGTCCAGTATATGCACCCAACATACATGATCCATGGGAACCTTTACCCTCTTCCCGTCAGGCCCGTAGTCCATTATCTTCCCGGTCCGCACTACCCAATTCTTATCCAGTTGCCAGAACACACAGCACTTACCCCAGTCCCCGAATCTCATCATCCCCACCTTATACAAGCTAAATGCCCTATTGGTATGATACGATCCGAAGATATTGGATAGATAATCCTGAAGATCGGATGTCTCGAAAGGATTAAGCGTCTCAAACATCTTGCTTACCGGAATGCAGTTGGCTATATCCGGATCCATAGGAGGTCTGTACCTCCTTAATACTTTGTTTGAATCGGTAAAAAGATCATTGTTCCCAAGTTCGCTCCCTGTTGGATATTTAAAGTAACCACATTTATTTTTATGATCACACACCCCAAACTGCTCTCCAACGATCTGACCGGTGGTTACGTCCACGTACGGCGTAAAACACTTATCCTTGCCGCATTGAGGGCACGTCAGCTTCCTTCTTGGCTTGCTATGATCCAGCTCATACCGATGAACGCTCTTATTGAACTCCCTAAATTCCATCATCCTCTCCTCTCACTCATCACTCTATATATATAATCTCTCAGCGACTCTTTTCTTATCAAACCATTCAACTCAAAATCACCCTCTATATCTAAAGACCCGATCCTTGACGTAACCGTATAATTGGTTTTCTCAAACTTATACTTACCTTGAAGATATACTACGGTAGCCATATTCAATATAGGGTTGTCAGTCTGTCTCTTCAACTTATATTGGCTGGTCTTTGCGGTAGGATCACCCGGAGCGAAGTTATATATCTCCTCTATCTCCAATATCTTTCCATAGTTCTCCTGTATCATTCTTCTATATAACTCAAGTTGGAAAGCATACTCGTCATAGAAATTGCCTTTCCTGTTTGATTTGAAGTCCAATATAGCGAATATCCTCCTACATCTTTTTACTTTCTTTTTCTCCATTTTAGGTTGGCCTTTCTTGGCTTCCACCTTATAAAGCTCTCCTGTCTCGACCTCTATCTCCACCATCTCCGGCTCGCTATCCATCTCCACCACGGCGTCCACCGAAGAAGCCACCTTCAATCTGCTTGACCTCAGCATCTTTTCGATCAATACCGGTTTAACATGTCTTTCCTTGCAGAATATAGCGAATGATATCAGATCCTCTATCAGCTCATCAATGTTATCCACTAATATCCGCTCCATCCTATACTTGTCTATTCTTAGCTTGGCTTCCTTGACCACCTTCCTGATCCATGTCGGGATCAGCTTTATGTTAACCCCGGTCAGATACAACCCAAATAGATAATGCATGATAGTACCCAGATCAGCCCTGTAGTTAGCGTACTCATCAGGATCCTTACCCTTGAGCCTCATCTCATTCTTCCACTTCTCCAAGGCTCCGGACGTATCACAATACCCATTGGCGATATTGTTAGTGGCTCCATCGTATATGATAGGATACCCATCAACATCCATCTCATAATACACACGTTTGCCGGCGACAGTCATTCTATATAACACAGGTGTCGGGATATCCTTTATCCATTCAGCGGCATAATACTGTTGCTCTGTCTCCAGATCATACTCAACCTCCATCTCCTCATTAGGCTCGTTTTTAGGCTCTTCAACAGGCTTTTCCTCCTCGACCATATCTTTCTTCGGGACCGTTGATAAAACGTCTAATATGCCAAAGAAAGCGGTAAATTTAGGATCTGTATGATATGATCTTAATACTGGTAATGATGATCGCCAATAATATGACGACGCATTCTCGTCCTTTATCTTGCCTAAAATATTGCCTAAAGCCGAACATCCTATCTCTCCATCATCCGCAATAGCCACATTATGTCTCTCGGATAAACGAACTTTCATCTCATCAAACGATTCTTGATCGCTTATGACTTCTATGATCGTCCCATAACTATATACTGTGTCACTTATAGCCTTATATCCTAGGTCTAAAAGTAATCTTTGTTTTCTTCTATCCATGATAATAATCTGGTTTTTAATTTACCATCCTCCTCGACTTTAGGTGCGAGATCCCTCATCCGTCTGGCTGCCAACAGCCATACGTTGCCAAACTCGTCCAAGAGCCGGCTGAAATCCATCGTATCTAACAGATAATCGAATTTTGTATGCTCATCAACCGTCAAGTAGATAATGTTATCATTATCCTCGGCAACTGATTTATATTTCCGTTTAGGGTATAAGTGGCATATGTTGCTTACCCCCGGGCATGGTATGTATGCGCCGGTAGCAGATCTCCTTGTCATACTCAATCTAGCCACATGGGCGCCAAAGAAAACGGCTAGGCTCTTCCCCTTTGGCTTGGCCTTCACCCGTATCGCCGCCCTTCCCTTTGGCGGTAGTTCCCTAGCCCGGCACGCAGGGCACAACCCCCTGCTCCTTATGGTTACCATCCTTCCGCATCTCTCACACGGTAACATCCTACCTCTCATGCCTTTTTCTTTTTATAACTTTTGTTGAACTCCATAAGGCTCATAGCCCTATACCTCTTAAGCCTATTAATCTTACCCTCAGTCCAATCTTGATCCTTGAAGTTGATGATCGTATCGAATATCTGAGCTAGTTCCCGGATATTAAAACTCCTGTTTTGTATCTTCTTATAGAACCCCGATCTGCTATATCCTAATTTAGAAGCTAGATAAGTTTTGTTAGACAATGTGAGGATACGATAAATCGTACCCTCCATTTTACTTATCTCCATCAACTTCTCGGCTATGGACGACGTGGTTTCGTAGCTAGCTTTACTGCCTACTATCCTCATTTTTCTCCGGATTCCTGATCTTACCATCAAACTCGTAGAAGTCCATCAGTTTCTTCTCTTCCTTGATACAAGTGACAACGAAATCTGATATGGTTCCTTTCATGCCTTCCTCGAAATTCTTTTTGGCATGATCAAGGTCATTGGCCCGAACGATGTAGTTAAACGCCTTGCGTTTCTCATTGCCCGATTTCTCGTCTATCGTAATATAATCAGCCGTGACCTTATAGAATCGGTCTCCATCCATGGCAAATAATTCCGCTATCCGGAACCTCTTTATATCCACGCTAAACTCACCGGAGATGAATGGCTTCATCTCCTCTATGATTCTAGCCTCACATTCGGTATAAGAAAAGGCATCTACTAAATACTCTTCCTTTACCTTCTTCTTCATGCCGTTCTCGGCATCGGTCTCATAAGAAACCGTACATTTAAACCAATTGTGCATTTTAATCTATATTATTGTTAAACAAAGGATAATCTTTTATTCCTTCACGAATATATCTTTCCGTATCATCATCCACGCCATAAGCCTTCTTGAAAAATATCATAGCCTTATCCGTATCATTATCCACCAGTGGTAGATATTCCCTTACAAAAAGCGACCTAAGATAGTTCATATTATCAATCCTATGTCTTATATCGGCTACTTTATTCCATATCTCGGCCCGAATCTTACTCATTTTCTTCATATTTCTCTCATATCTCTCCAGCTGGTCTTTATATTCCGCCTCAATCTTATCGTTCTTATCCTTGATAGACTTATAGGTCTCCTCGTCTTTCGTATCAAACATCGGAGTATGTTTGATATTAATTATATCCAATTTGCTGTATAGCTTTTCATTGGATACGGTGAAATCATATCTAGTCCTGTATAGATCAAATTCACTTAATAACTTAGCTATTTTAATAGCATCATTCTGATCAAGAACGGCTATATTCAAGCCCTCCAAATAGTAGAAGAAATGAGATGGAGAAATAGATTTATAGCCATACGTCTTCATAACTGGAGGCTCATCCATAAACCTGACACCTTCCTCCGCACATCTTATTACGATCAATTTCTCTACCTACTTATCAGTAAGATCATATATCTCCTGATCGGTCATCTTATCAATTGTCTTCATCATCCTCATCCTCCGATATCGTTATAGCCTTTGTAAACTTTTGTTTATAGACCTCACTCATAAGACAGGCAAAAATCCTATCATCCATACTAGCCATAGTATTGGCCTCTACCGTCAGATCCATCTCGATGTTCTTTACCGAGATTTCATAGTTATCATCATCTTCTTTATAGAAAATGACTTTACCACCATACTCGAAACCATCATCCTCGGCCTTAACCATATCGATGATCTTCTCTAACTCCTTTACAAATTTACTCTTTTTCATATGTGTAATTTTTATGTGTCTACAAAAGTAGACATTTTGTTTTTGAATTAAATTAAATAAACATTATTAATAGTTAATACGCTTAGGTTATTATATACCATTTTACACTAAAATCATAAAATGGTATATAATCACCTTATCCTCCATATATCTTAAGCCCTTTTATGTTGTATTTGCTTATATCCATACACAAATTACACCCTCCATGACAACAACACCACGAGCAAAAGGCTAGTCGCTCCTGCTCCGGCCTACCTTGAAACTCCACTGCCGCCCTATACCATGCCGGGGATAATACCCTGACCTTCTCCGGTACGGGCGGTGTCATGAGCACAGATCGCCGTCTTCCTTTGGCATCTTCCCTACTTCTCATTTGGGTTATCCTTTAACAGCTCAGCTATCTTATCTTCCTTCAACATATTTTGCTTTCTCATGTTATCTACGACAAAGGCAGCGAACGCCATATCATATCTTCTCCTTAACTCATTGACAAAAGATTTGGCTTTTGATTCTACCATTGTCTCGATGTTGCTGTCTACAACCTTCTTAATCCTGCCTCTTATAAACTCGTCTACTGTTAACTCCTCATCCATATAATCTAACCTGAATCTATATTTCTTCTCGCTGGCGTTCTCAATGAGATCGCTCATTGATTCCCTCGCTATATCCTCAATTTTCTGTGATATCGGATTGGATATTTCTCTCATCAACTCATTCTTGAACTTTTCTTTAAGTTCACGTACTACGGCTAACCTGACCGAGCTGGTAAACTCCTCTTTCAACGTCGCTTCATTGTACATAGCTTCCTCGAATACATCTTCCAAATTTAATTCTACTTGAATTTTCATATCATTATATTTTAATAAATTATGAATTTTTTAGGCATATAATTATCATGTATTATTTCCCCTCATCTTTTAATATTAATTTCTTCCCGATCTTTTTAATTTTTGTCGGTCTTGATAATCGATAGTCTCTTTCTATCGGTCTATTAAGTACATCATCCTTGTGCCCCTTGTATCCTTTCTCGTAAGCACTAACCCTTGCGCAAAACTCAACCACATCGCCTGGCGATAAATCAGCACCACTAAATCCTTTTGTTAAATCGAACCACAAATGATCTGATACTATTTTGCTATCAAGTGTCACATCTTGTAAAAGCATCGTTTTTACAGGTCCAATGTATCCATTCCTAAATCCAAATCTAACAAAGGTTGCTGTAAACACATGGCGTCCTTTTGATCCTATTGTTCTCAATTCTTCTCTCATCTCCTTTCTTATTTTTTATTCATAAAACCAGTAATTTTCTTCAAATACCCTTTTGTCATCTCAATAAAGTTCACGCAATCCAGCTTGCTCAACTTGTAAATCAAAGCCGGGTTATGAATTACGGCTATAATTTGTGTTTGCGGTTTATGAAATGACAATACCTTGTACAGATCCATGATATTGTCAATATCTAAATTCCTGTCCGGCTCATCCATAAGGATTGTATACTCAAAATCCTTCTCCATTAATACCACATGATTGTCTTTGTAGTATTTTAAAAGATTGTCGATCCTGTTTGCCCAGAACTCATTTGACTTTTTCTTAAATTCCATAAGCTTCTGTATCGGAAACGCATACTCATCTTGGTTAAACACAAAATCAAAGAGCGAGTTCATGGCATGAAGGTTCTTCTCCCCAGAGGACCTAGATGCTCCATTCATATACAAACTTAAATTATTGATATTATCCAATATATCATCCTTTCTCATTTCAGTTTGCTGTAGGAGATGGAATACCTTCCCGATATAATCCGACTTAATACTGATCCCGTCAAGCACCTTGTCATCATCAAATATATCCGGGAAATACAATGCTTCTGACGGTAATTCAGAACACATCTTTTTCTCGCACAACATGTACTTCGATATCATATTCAGGAGGGTTGATTTCCCGCTCCCGTTCTTGCCTACAATCACATTCACGCCGGGCTTGAATATAAACTCAGAGCCATTTTTGAACGCTTTTATCTTTTGGATATATTTAAATGGAGTCTTCTTGTTGTCGTCTATCCTTATAGAAGTTATCATCTTATATGATTTTGTGTTGAATTATTTAAGCCTTTCATCAATTGCCAAATCAAATATCTTATCAAGACATTTTCTCATCTCCTCCGCATACTCAAACAGATCCTCTTTTGAAAGCTCCCTGCGCTGCCAATCATACATATTCGTATATCGAGATTCAATAGCCTTATTCTCTATCTCCTCAAGCACTTTTTTAATAGACTTGTCTTTTTTTTGGCACATTTTTATCTTCTTCTCTCCCATATCTAGTAAATATGAATATTATATAATCGCCTATTTTTATATCCCTACATCCGCCCCATCCTCTTTAACCCAACTATCTGTATCGCAATGCCAACAATACCCTGTCTTGGAATCTTCTTTATGAGAATGGGAACCACATGTAGCGCACCAATAATTATCATCTATATCATATGTATAACTTTTATCCTCATGCATCTTATTTATTCTAGCTACCCTATCTTCCAGCAGATCCTTTAGATAATGGCATTCGTAAGGTCTATCCTCTTCCTTTAATATATAAATATCGATATCCATCATGCTCCCCATCCTGTCCGTACACATACACTCGGCGGCATGGCGCACGTTCCCTTCCGGCATCCCCGGGACTATCTCCCGGATCACCGCCTCCATCTTCTCTTGGTATTCGGTGTCTACTTTGATCACCAAATCCTCTAATTTATCTATTAAACTCATGATCTTTTTACTTCTTTATATATAATATCCGTACTGTCTTTTCTATCTACATTAATACAGCAAGTATTCTTACAATAATAATTCCTATCATTAAATATACATCCATCACAACCGCTACCGTCATCCTCTATTACCGCCAATTCTATTATTCCCGAACCGATATCATATTTAAATACTTCACCTATCTTATGATACCCTATATCATCCAACTTTTTTATATGATTATTTCTATTAAATATAAATCCATCGATAAATTCATTCATTTTATCGTTTGGATCATTTTTATCCAATAACGCCTCACATTCATTTTTGTCAAATCTGAATGATAGTATAAAATATCTTGCCATACCAAGATTTTCCAAACTCACCAGCTTTTGTATGCATAACCATATCCCTTGTCTTATGCCTTCCTCCTTAGCCTTATCGATCGTATTCTCGCTCATAATTCTATTTTCTTAAAAATTACACTTTTATCATCCTCTCTAACACTACTAAAGCATCTCATGTTACTACAGATATTCGTATCCACAAAACAACATTTACTACAAATGTCATTCCTAATGACTGTCTGACATGCTACCGCTTTTATAATTTTATTATTTATCCTAAAAGAGTGAACTACGCCTATTCCCGAATCCAGAGGACGATCATTACGATATACATCATCCATCTTATCTATCCTGACGACCATTATATTATCATTTGTCTCACGCTCACTCTTATTACACCCCTTGCATAATATCTCGCTATTTGATAAATAACATCCATTACACCCCAACCTTGATCTTTTTACAGCCTTGATCTCCACCATCTCCTTTTGATTGTTCATGAAGCTATATGTATCACCTACTTTCATTGTAGATATATCTATATCAATCATCTGATTATCCTCATCTAAATCTATCTTACGACCGAATATCGTATCAATAAACTCAAGCATTTCATCATCAAACGACCCACTTTCCTCTTGTAGCTTTCTACACTCATCCTCAGTCAATCCACAAGAAGATACCAGCTCCTCCGCAGCTTGCGTCCATCGCCCGTCGTAGGCTAGCTCCTGAACCGCCAGCCATATCCCTTGGTTCATGCCCTTCATTCTTGTCTTATCTGAAATATCCTTATCCTCCATATTCTCAATCATTTTTAATTCTTGTTTCCAAAAAGCTATATATCCATCTTCTATATTGCTATGATATACAACATCATTGGTGCCATTATCCAATATCTCATATACGTCACCCTGCTCATCCATTACCCCACGAAACACATTCTCTCTATCCAAGAAATAACATGATTTTTGCACTTCTGGCAGCGAACCATCCAATGATATCCACTCCGGTCCCATCAAAGTTATTTTAGCTCCCATATGATTCTCCATTTAATATGATTACCTTAGTTTTATTAAATTGATCTGATCTTTCGATCTCTCATCTCATTCTTATCCTTAAACATCATTATCCTATTAACAATTCCCTCCGATTCCATGTACGTCGAGAATCCATGTATTCTTAGATATTGGATAGCTGATAATGATTTCTCTAATATCTCCTTATATTCTATATCTGTTTTAACTGCTTTCCCCATGATCTCCTCCATTTCTTCTAATATGATTTTAACCAGATATACTACCTCGTCTATCTGGTCGTAATAAACATTCACCCCATCAACTTTATCATTGTTTTCATCATATCCATCAACCATCAAATTATCTTCCCCCGATAAATACACGGATGTTATAGATAAACAAATCAACCCGTTATCGGTAAAGATCCTTATTTCAGCCGGAAAATCATCTATATGGCCTACGCTACTCACATCAAGATCAAGTCTCCCTGTTCTTTTAATCAAATCAACCATAGCCCCATAAGCTACTACGTTCGCATTTAATAGCATTTTATTTAATGCATTTACTCTTTCTACGTCTTTCATAATCTCCACCCCCTTTGTATTACATCATTATATGTTATCCCATTATCTTGAATCAGTTTCATAAAAGAATTTTCGGTATAAGCCAGAGATTCCCCTCTGTCAGCCCTCTCTATATTCTCACTCATCATCCCCATAGCCTGTATTAAGGCCGCTGAGGAGTTGGCTATCAATTTAGCCGCTTCCATTATCCTATTATCGTCCATAATCATATTACTTTAACTTCCTCGTTCCACAAATGTCTTTCATGTACCATGGTTATTCCTATCAAAATCCCGGTATCTTCTCCCCAATATTCAAGTATTTGATTCCTGAATTTGTGACGCAACTCTTGCATCTTTCCCTTATTCCTATTATAAGGCGAGAAGTCAGATAATCTTACTGTCTTCATATTCTATTTAAACTTTTTAAGTTTAGATCACTTAATGTCAATACTTTTTTATCCAATAGATCAATAAGCAGCATCGCCCTCGACTCCACCTCTGTACTTCCAAATCCACTATACACTTCTGTTTGTGGGTTGTAAGCATCGTATCGAACATAAGCAGCTTCATAGTATTCGCCATCCTTATTCGGGAAATATTGTGTCAACTGCAACCAGTCATCCCATATTTTTGATTTACTGATATTTATCATACTTGGTAGTATCTCTCCAAGTTCATGACTCATATAAGCCGGCATGAGGTCTCCTTCTTTTCTGTATGAATATCTCATTGTATTTTGTGTAACTGATTCTGTTTGGGATCCCCCTCCTTTCATCTCTTTCACAAAATAAAATTCCGACTCTGAATTTACACCCAACTCATGCAACTTTAATGCAAGCTCATAAGGACATATAAAATTTTGATATTTCATGTTATTCTATATTTTCGTTTCTGTAATCCCCGGCATAGTCCAACCATACCCTGTAATCACTTCTGTACTTGGTCGCCTTTATTTTCATATTCCTGGATATACTCTTATTCACATTTTCACCAAGTACACTCCTTAGCTCCTTCTGTAAGACCGCCCCGATAAGAGGATAGACGTCCAAATAATTGCCTTCACACTTCTCGAAATCTATTACCTTGTTCCCTATTGCCCGTTCTAATGCCTTGTCCATTGCCTTCACAATGGATTCTTGCACATTTTTATATCGATTGATAAAATCCTGTTCTTTATTTTCCATTTTAATATATTTTTTACAAAAAATGTTCATTACCTTCATAAGGAATACAATAGATCCATCCCGTCCCATTTAAGCATTCATATCTTTCTTCTTTATATTGAGCATCAGCAATTTTCCTAACAAACAAACTTACGTGCCAATCATCGTCTTCTGTATCTCTTACTAAAACTTTATCAAATGGCTTGAATTTATATTCTGGTTCTATTTCAATACCAAAGAATTGTTTCAAACACATTTTGGCTTTAGGCTCTTTGCTTGTTTTAAGAGCATCAATAAACTTTTGCCTTTCATCCTCAGTAGCAAGTCTGTATTTTTCAATATTATTACAATCAGCATGTGCTTTTCTAGGAATCACGACTCCCCTCCCCTTCTTCCATGATGCATGAAAAGATGTAAGATATTCTCCGTTCGTATTTAATATAAACAGGTAATCACCCTGTTCATTACTCAATACATCTCCGTCCTTGAATGTGGTATATTCTGGAACTTTAAGCTTAAGTCTATAATTCTTTCCTCCGAATCCATTATTTGAGAGCCAATCTGATATTATGCCGTGATCAGTATGGATAACTCCTAGGATTGGGAAAGACTCTTCCCTATGATACACAAACTCTACTCAGTAATTATCGCCATCCGTTACAATCATTCCATTGCGCTCACCATTGTTGATTTTCTTTGCCAGCTCTAAATCAAATGGTATTGTTATCATTTTCTTTCCCATAATTTTACATGTATTTATATTGTTATTTTCACTTTAATTATATCACTACATTGTAGCTTTATCTGTTCAGCCAATCCAACGAACATGGGCGGACGCCTCGTTCCCTCGCCCACCTTACCCATACACGCCGGCTCCACCGGTAACGCTGCCCATGACATCTTGGATGTCTCTCCCGTAAATCTGATAGTGATTATGTGTAGACTAAAAATTACTTTAACTCAAATTTAATTCCTTCCGGGAGTTGGGAGCGATCCACGTTATTCACGAAATCATCAAACTCTTCTTGTGTGATCTTTTCCCCATAATCACGCCAGTTGAAAGATAAAGTGTTCGTGTGATTATAATATATCACATTATCGGTTGACAATCCATAATCAAATACACAGAGCATTACCTTTTTATCTGTTTCCGCTTTCCTGATTATCTTATCGTGTTGCTCACAAATTTCAGCACGCTTTTCCATCATCTTTGCCTTATGAGCCTCCTCCCTACGTTTTCCGATATTTTCTGCGGAATAATACCCGGCTTTAATGCGCTCTTCAATAATCAAACGTTCCTCGTCCGTTAATGTCAAAGTAAACCTTTCCTTTTCCGGCGTATACGGATTTACCCATTTCTTGCCACATAGGTCTTCAAGTTCCGCAATAAGCTCGTCTGATCCACGTTTCCATCTATCCACAATTCCCAGGTTGAAAAGCAGATACTTGAAATACATCTTATCGTCCACCGCTTCAGATATATGCCGCAAATGCTGATATCACGGAACTAGGATATCTAACTCCTTTTATTATCACCCATTTCATATATCACCCCCTCTTTATATAACATAAATTCATTGGATAAAATTTATCCGCGCTCTCTTTCCCGTCTCCTCGAAAGTTAGCCAGCCCGCATGTCAGGATGCTCACAAGGTTATCCACCACCTCCAACTCGCTCGATTTGAACCACGCCAACTGGCTGTAAGTTTCACCTATCCATATTATACTCATTCTCCCGTCCCGACTGACCTCCTTCACCAGCCCTATATGGTTTTTAGTGTCCTTAATCACATTTAATTCGTCAATATTTGTAAGCCGAACAAAATCCATCGGTCGTATCACTTTATTCTCGTCCATGTCTTTATCCTCCTATATTCTTTTTATTCTCTCAATTTACGCTTAACCTCTTTAACATATTTAGTAGAATGTAGTCCCCTATGCAATCTTATAGCCCGATCTATATCCTTGTTCGGATTATGATGAGATTGATATATCTCGAACATTTCCCTAGCCTTGATAGGATTTGTTCTATCATCGTATCTATACCGCTTTTTCTCCCGTTTAAGACACAATATCCTATTAACCTCATCTACATACACCTTTTTCATCTGCCACCTCCCTAACGCCCCTGAAGTGGCGTTGTGCGCCCGATCGTCATTCCTTGACTCCACGAAAGACAGGGCGGTCGCCAGCTTATCCCATACCCGTGCCTCGACCACGGCCGGCTTCGGGGCGAGGGGCATGCCTTCGTTTCCTTTTGGCGGTGTTAATATTATCATCGCCATCACAAGTAAGTATCTTATCACGTTCCCTTGTTTTTATAAAACTCCTCCCCGAATTTCACATTATCCACATAATCTTCCATGCACTCATGAACAATTATATGAATATCACCCTCCGTGTATGTCACCTCGGACATCAACCTCTCATTGGTCATCCACCAAGAATAACTATCAATATGCCGTATCTCAAATCCATGATCATGCAACGCATACATAACATTATATCTTAAATCCCTGTCCATCATCATACACTCGTACACGATATAGCCATTGATACTTTCATGAGACCTACCGAACGTATAAACGTACCTACCCATCAACTTATACAACTCCCTTGCCACAGGATTCGGGATCGCCTCATCCATATCAAAATCCCCATCTGGATCAATAACCCACTCTACATCCCGCTCATCAATACAAGCCCTAGGCATTCCTATTGTCCGTACATAAAGACGTGATCGGTGATCCTTGCTTAACACCGTCCCAATATACCTTTCCCATTTAGCATATCCTATATTATGGTTGCCGGTTATATTAAACACAATTTCAGCTCCTATCTTAATTTCATCCATATCCAAGATATTTATATTATTCGTTATTCTTTTTATACAAAAAGAGGATATAATGGCATAATATTATGATATCAAGACACGAATGCGTTATCTATCATATTATCATACATGTCCTCTATACAACGTCATTTATGGCATTATATCGTATATGATGCCGCAGGTCATAAATACATCTAATTAACCCTTTTTAAAGGGCTTATTGCCATTTAGGTAACTAGCTATGCCTAATATTTTCGAAATAAGGGCTTTTTTAGCCTTATACTCATCGTTTATCCCTATTATCGCATATCTGTATACCATCCCATCCTTCGACACCTCCACGCCCACGTATTTAGGCGCAACGGCATCCCTATGTAATACGATAAACGGGCTTTTGCCGTCTAGCTCATTTATCAACTGATTAAACTGTCGCCTCGTCATCTGATAGTGATATTATTTCCATGTTATAAATACGATCTCTCTTTACCCTTATCTTTTCGCATAGCTCATCGAAGCACCCATCTTCTTCTAACTTATCAACATAATATGATACACTTGATTTAGAGCTTCCTTGAAGATATATATTCCCTCTTATATTCTTTGAGAAAAAATTAGGCAGGACCATCTTTTGTCTCTTATCCTTGTTATCCATGTAAGATATAACAACAACCCACAACTCTGGTTCCCGTTCTTTCACCGATAACATAAGATCGAGACCCGATTGACCATTGATATTCCTCCTGCCAGTTTCGTTATAACGAAGAATAATATAATCATCCGCTTTATCATCCTCAATCATCACGACCATAGGACTATTACCCTTCCCATTATCACATAATACTCTTGGCTCTTTCCCGTTGCGGAGATATACCTTATCGTAATCTCCGTTTTTGTATATCTCAAAATCAAATTCTATCACCATATTATTTTCTCCTATTGATGTATTGTTGCGTACGTCCTTCCTCTATTTTTTCGAAATAAAACTTATTCCCATATAACCGAGTGAAGCAGATATTATACCCGAAATGTTCTGCGCGTCTGATCTGCGCGTAACCTCTACTGATGTCATTATTATCAATCAGCGTAACAAAACAATGTGATCCTACTTCTGTATTCAAAACCAGATTTTCCCAATCTTTTACCTCCATATCAAATCTCCTTAAATAATTTTTTGTTATGATTATCGCTATTATACCATTTATCAATATTATCGTACTGCTTTGGATAAACCCCATAAGACCTACACCACCTAGGTAACGGCCCGTTCAGCACGTCTAACGCCGTCTCAAGGTCAAACGTAGCTCCCTCCTTGACACAACACCCCGATCCACTTCCACAGCTCGGTATATAAGCTCTACTATACGCTACGCTCATCCCATATTCCCCATGACTCAGATACCCGATGTTGGGTGAATCAGGGAAGGCGTAATACAACATCGTATAATCACCCTTACTCCAACCTCTATTATAAGTATCATCCTGCCATGCGAAAACCCTGCAACCGGCCTTCTTTAACTCATCAGCCGCTTTTCTTAAAATATTATCTCCCATATCATTTATATTTAAATTATGCCAAGGCGCCGGGAACCGACCCCGGACCATATCCGCACACGTACGATCATGGTATTCCTTCCGCCCCGCCAAGGCTTGGTTCAACATTAACAAACTTTCATATCCTCACACATCTTAAAAAAGACCTCTCTTATGATCCTCTTGTATAAGATGTATATCTCATCATCATCCTCATCGAACTCCACGCCCCATGAACGTAATAAATATCTAATGTCGCAATCCGCTATATGAATCCTAAATATGGATGGAACGCTCATTATGTAATCCTCAAAAGCTTTCTTAATCCCATCCCTTTTGATATGTTCTCTATACTCATCCTTGAACACGTTAAGCATAAAAGATAGATATTCCCTATCATATTTAAACTGCTTCCCATAATTATCTGTATCTATATGATCCAGTATATATATTTCTATCGCGTCTCTATCGTATCTTGACATACTCCTTCCTCCTCCTTTTGATATTTTATAACCTTTTTCTCCCCATACGCTTTCGCTAACTGGATAAGTTGACCGGTAAATACCTTGGTACGGTGTTTTACGATCTTATCCACCAACTCCGGGCATCTGGTTCTCCATCTATAATTAACCTCGCCCTTAGCTTTCTTCTTGTAATACCTGTAGAATGTTACGGCTACTACCACTTCTCCATTCTGCTCGAAAGCAACCAAATCGTAATTGTTGTAAACTATTTCATTCATGTTGTTGTTACCTATTTTATGTATCTAATCACTTCTTTAGGCAAAGACATTATATCCTTCACCCTTCTACCTAAGTTGTACATACCTCCCTTATGAGGATAATAGTCCCCTACATACATCCCTATTCCTTGCGGATGCGACGGGTTTTCGTTACAAGTGAACATCGGATAAAATAAGATTCCTCTTGAATCTTTATTCCTGTCACTTACGCATACAATAGTATATCTATCAGCGACCTTCTCGCCGAAATCATATACCCTTACCTTTCTTTTTACCCCATCATTGTTCTCTATGATATTATTCATGATGTTATTTATATTAATTAATTTTCTTTCCATCAGCGGTATATGTGCCATACCATTCCCTATCCATATTTACCACCTCAATATGATGTATATGATAACAACCATTAGCTATTCTACCGCAATTGGCTATCACCATAGCTATATTCCTATACCCAGAATCAATGAAAACACGAGCCAACCTACACCCGTTAAATATAGATACCTTGATATCGTCTTTCTCTTTTATAATCCTTCTCATATCATATCCTCCTATCAAACTAATCTATCCTTTTACCATAATTAGTATATGACCCACACCACCCACGAGCCTCATTCGACACCCTAATATGATCAATGGGCTTATCCCCGACCATATTATTGGCGTACGATATTACATCCGACATACTTCTGAATCCGGAATCCTTAATGGATTTTATAAGCGTCCTATCATACCCGAACACCAATATCTTCACAATATCTCTTTCTTTCACAGTCCTTCTCGCGCTCATAACATTCTAGCCATAAAATAAACAAACATAAAATCCACCTTATCATAATCCACCCTATGACCGGTTATCTCGAATATAACCCTACGCTTTTCTATAGTCTGTATATTATCTAACTGAATAGCTATGTAAGGATATTTCAGAACTTTCTCTCTATTGATGTTATTCAAAATAGCGTTGACATCTTGCCTGCGAAAATACATATTTACCCCTATGTAGCTGGCAACCAAAAGACACTCATCTATCACCCCATCAGTATCGAATAGAAATAACATATCATCCTTCTCTATAGTATATTCCACATCAAGAATCTTGATACGTTTGCTCCCGTCCTTCTTATTAGCTATAAGAATCTCTATCATATCCTTATCGGTCGTAAGGATATAATACGCCTCATCCTTTGTAATATTATCACGCAGATAAAGCAGCGCTTCATCTTGTAATTTCATAATTTCGTCCATACTATTAGTATTTTATATTACCACTCCAAAAAGAACGGCGGTAGACACCCGTGGCCTACCACGCCGTGACACCGCCGCCCGTTCCCATTGGTATTATTCTACCACCTCTAATTTCCCGTAATAAGAATAAAAACAACCGTCTCGATAAACCGAATATCTGAGCGTTTTATCCTTTGCTTCATAGATGGAAACACAACCGCCGTTATAAGCGTTGGATAGTTCTTTTGCTACAAATCCACCTATTTGTTTATAGGTTTTAGGCGTATCCGCCAACGGCCTGCCTACATATATTTTTACCCTCTTGCACTTTTTGTCGCCTACGCATATATCCTTTCCTCTAAGCTCCGTTAAATACATGAATCTCATATCAGTCAATTTTAAATCCAACATTCCTCTACCTCTATCTCCATACGATCCTCCCAATTACATAAATCAGGATTCTCTCCTTCATAAAAGTAATAGTAAGCCCATACCTCAATATCGCCCACTTTTACACACCCATCACTGCACCATTCCACAATATCGTCACCCCTGCATACGTTTGTCGGTTCAGCACCAAGCGACAATAGTTTGTTTATTATATTATCGCCGAACTTTTCTTTCGCCTCTTCTTTCGTCATATCACTATCAGATTTTTAATATTACACTACCGCCAAAGGGGAACAGGGACGGACGACCAGCGGGGCCGGCCCCACGCCATCGCCGCCGCCCGTTTCCCTTGGTTTTACTCCACTACTCAACAACAATTCCCACGTCTTTCATACATCTTAATGCTAGTGTAGTTATGTGAGAATCGTCACACCCATATTTATCATACAACCCACATAAGTAGGTTGAGCCACAAGCAGCCCTAATGAGATCGGAAGCTACCCTATTCTTCAATACCTTATAATTACCTGATTCACGCACATCCTCTACGTATTTCACCAGATCATATGTAGAGGATAATTCTCTCATTTTTTCCGTAACATACGGAATCTCTTTACCTAATTTCATATCTATATTCTTTTAGTTATAATCATACCATCGCCAAGGAGGACGACAGCGGACGACCAGCGGGGCCGGCCCCACGCCATCGCCGCCGCCCGTTTCCCTTGGCTTCCTACACTCCCCCCATCACCCAAAGAAACACATACACCCATACATAGACATACCTTCATACACATAAGATTCCCTTACTATAAAGATACCCTTATTCCCCTTCCCTATTGTTTCCCAGGATCCCTTATTTCATCTCGTTTTTCCTCGGTTCACATTGATCCCCTTGACTCCTCTTGATTTCCC